GATGCAAAGTCAGGCATCGTTAGTTAGTAGGTAGGAATGTTTAACGCGCTCGCTTCGCACTGTTGTTATCGCCTCGGCGGCAACAATGTTTACGTTCGCTATTCAAATATTAACCCCTAGGACCAAGAACGTCGCTGCGAAGCAGTTTATCTTGGATGTCTTGGGTATAAGCGGGGTCCTGCAAATAGCGAGGATCGTTCATGGCAGCCATCACTTCTTGGCTTGAACGGAACACATCACTGCTGTTACCAGAGAGTTTTCCACCAATCAGATCAGGCTCGTAGCCAGAGTTTTCCTGGAACGCATAGTACAAAGACTGCAGTGCGTTACGAGCTCGGTAGTAATCACCGCTGTTTACTTCGCGGTTGTAAGCCTCTAGCTCAGCACCATCAAGGTTTTCCCGAGCCCAGCTCTGAACAGATTCAAAAGCTTCTTGACCACCAATACTGTCCATAATGGTGGACTCTTCTTTTTGAGACAGAACAACAGGTTCTTGATCCTGCTCTTCTGCGTCCTGTTCATCTTGAGCCTCGTCGTAACCAGAACGGTTACCAAGCTTCTTTTCAAGCTCTTGATAAGCCTTCAGAAGGTCATCAGGGCTTTTGAATTTGCCACCGATTAGTTCGTCTTGAGCTTGCTGTTGCTCTTGTTGCTCAGCTTCTTGAAGAGCTTGAAGGTCTTGCTCGTTGTACGGTCCAGTTTCCTGAGACAGTACGCCCTCAGCGATGACTTCCATGATCAACCAATACGAACGGTCAGATCAGGATAAACCCAAACAGGACGCTTTGCCTTAGCAGCAGCAACGTACTGTTCGTAAACGTCAGGCTTTTTAGTCTTCAACTCTTCAATAAGAAGATCCATTTTGGATTTGGGAGCTTCCTTTTTAGGAGTTTCCTTTACTTCAGAAACCGGCTCCACCGCCAGTGGCTTCTTGGGCTGTCCGGATTGAGTCATTTTCAGCTTTAACTAGTGCGGCCTGTTTAGCAGGATCGTTGTTAGGATCTTGCGCGGCCATTTGTTGCTGCATCATCATAGCTTGTTGTTGTTCTTCTGCCATAAGTTCTTCTTCGCTCTTGATGAGTTTGTACGTATCAAGGCCGTCAGAAGCAGCAAGACGAGTAATAAGCTCTCGGCTATTAACAAACCGTGCCATAGCTTCCGGTCCCAATGTTCCGGCCAAGGTCTGTAGAAACTCAATGAGTTTGGCTTTGTCGTTACCACGACCGAGGGCGTCAAGACCAGTGGTGATTTGAGGCTTAACAATGTCCTTAGGAAGCTTAGGCAGACGACCTTGACGCTCCATCATGGCCATCTTGCGGTTAACCAGAGGAAGCTGTAGCTCCACACTGAGGATGGAGTATATGCCGCCAAGACCTGCTTCAAGCTCCTGTGCAACCATTCGTATCTCTTCAGCCGTCACACGGTCACGACCAGAAGCACCTGCTTGGATGGCACTGTTAAGAAGGAACGCAAAGCTCAGGCGTTGCTCGATCCTTGCAATGGTGTTGAGAGCAACCGTGAGATCTGCTTGCTTCTGCATTTGCAGAGGAGCCACGTCATTTGGGTTGCCTGCCACAATTGATCCATTGGCAGCCCGAGCAAGAGCGTCAGGACGAGTCGTGCCGTTTGGATTGCAGAGGAAGATGATCTTGGCTGCTGCTGCACTACCTTCGACAATGGCTTTGCTGAGGTACTCAAGGCTCTTCAGGTCACCGAGTAGTTCTTCGCAGTAACCACGTCCATAGGCTTCGTGAGCCACACGGAACATACGAAGAGGAATCCAAGGGCTCTTATCAATAGGAACAGAACCAGGCTTACCAACAGGCTTGTTGTACGCCTCTTGTTGCCAGTTACAACGATCCTTCTTGTAATCCCATTTGACGTGGGTATAAAGGAAAACAGTTTTGTCTACAAAACCACCTTCAGTCTTTTTAGGCGCAATACCTTCTGGGAGAACCTCAGGGTTGACCTCTTCACGGACCACAACCTCAAGGATGTTTCCTTCAGGATCACGATTAAGTACAAACGATTTGAGTGGATATACCCTGGTACCATTTTCGGAAACGTAGAGAAGCGCGTTGCCACCGATAATAAGGTGCTTCAACGCTTCAAAAAGTGCAGTGCGATCACCTGACTCTTCAATGTCCCGCATCACGGAACGTTCCATCAGGGACAGCTGCTGATCAAACTGCGACTGAAGTTCTTTATAGTTATCAAGCTCCTGCTTGAGCTTCATATCGTCTACTGAAAGACGAAAGAAAGCTTGGTTAGGAGGCAGCAAAGCAATCAGAAGTTTGCTTGCTAAGTTATTTACACCACGAGCACCAAGACCTTGGTAGGTAGTAGCAATCTTGGTGTAAATGTTCTTGCCAGTACTGCGGTCGTTATCGGTAATAAGAGTCGGCAGAGTGTACTTACTGCACTCAATAGCGCGATCAAGGTAAATAGTCTTCTCCGGCTCTAGGGCCGAATAACGAGCCGCAGCATTAGACATTCAGACCACCAGTTCCAGTTGTCGTATCAGAGCTGATACCGAGCCCAC